AAGATTTAACGAAACTAATTTCAGACTATGCAAAGAAAGATTTTACACCTAATATTTTTCAATGTGAAGTATATCAAGATTTAACTGAAATTAAAGAAAAAGCTAAAACACTTAGTGTACCTATGTCTGAAGAAATGAAACGTTCAATTAGTAATGATGTTTCGAAATATGAAAATTTAGGAAAATCAAGAAGATGGATAAGAAGGTATATTAAACGAAAATATAATATTATAGAGTATTAATTCTGTCCTTTCACAAAACTACTTCAAATAACATTTTTGTCCGTGAAATTCTGTTAGAATGCACGGACAAAATAATTTTATAAACACACCTTTAGCCATTGACAAGGCTTTTCTATTGTCGATAATTCCTACTATCATTTTAGGATATCAGCAAAAAGACTTCTTATCTGCTGACAAAATTGTCGAAAATGCACAAAAAAATATTGAACTACAAGCATCCAATGCCAAAGATTTAGGAGCGGATGTATTTCCTGTGGTACTAAATATTAGTGGACCTATTATGAAGTATAGTTCTTACTACTATTTAGGTACGCAAGACATGATTTCAATTCTGAAAAATTTGGATCAACATCCGCAAGTTTCGGGAATTGTGTTGAACATCGATTCTGGTGGAGGAATGGTTTCAGGTACTGCTGAACTTACTGCAACAATCAAAAGTCTTTCTAAACCAACAATTGCTTTTACGAATGGTTATATGTGCTCTGCTGCTATGGATATTGCTTCAGGAGCAAATATGCGTATGGCTTCACCTTATGCTGATATGATTGGTTCTATTGGGACGATGATGTCATATCAAGATTTTTCGGCAATGTTCGAAAAATGGGGTGCAACAATTTATGAAATCTATGCTCCACAATCTACAGAAAAAAACAAAGAGTCTCGAGAGTTACAAGCGGGTAATCAAGAGGCTTACGAGGAAAGACTTCGTGTTTTAAACGAAGATTTTATTGGAAGAATGAAAGAAAATCTGAGTGAATCTATCCAGGACGATGACTTGGTTTTCAAAGGCAAAACTTATGGACCGAAAGAAGCTTTGGCGGTTGGATTAATCGATGAAATCGGAACTCTGGAATCTGCTTTAAATAAATTTTAAATAATCATATGAAAAGAGTATTAGCTGTATTAGGCATTCAGGCTTTTGTTTTTCATTCTAATTTTTTCAAGAATGAAAAAAAGCATGTTCGCTTAAATGAAGAGGAACTTCAAAAAATTGAAGATGCCTTAGAAAAACAAACTTCTGCTGAAGATGCTGAGACATTAGCAACTCTTCAAGCAAATGAAACTGCAACGCAAGAAGCATTAAGTGCTGCTTTCGAATTACACGGATTAAAGACTGTAGAAGGACAAACTGTTGCTGAAGCTGTAGAGGCTTTGAGCGCTAAATGTACGGAATACGGAGAATCTAAAAATCAGCATTCTTTCCATAAGACGGACGGAAAAGACAAGCAAGAAGACGAGGAAGAATTTAAAGAAGGATTCTTCGATGCTGGCGCTGAACACAATCAAATCGATTAAATCTATATAAAATGGCAAAAGGTAGTATTAAAGTAGAAGATATTAAAAATGAAGTTATTCGTTACGGAAATGCAAATCCGATGGCGTTAACTCCAGCTGTTTTATCAAAAGAAATTTTGTTAAATCAGTTTGCAAAACCTTTATCAAAAGTTAAAGGAAAATATTCGTTTCCATCAATTTTGATGACGAATTTGTTACAAGCTTTTTCGGATAAATGGACCGATTTCGGAACAGCACAGTTCAATAATAAAGTAGCTAAAAACTACCATTTGAAAGTGAACTTCGGAGTCAATCCTTATGATATTTATGGATCTTGGGTTGAAGATTTATACGAAGAGGAAAAAACTCCAGATCAAATGCCAATTTCTAAGTATTTGGTAAATATGATTTCTGAAAAAATCACATCAGAATTAGCAATTGCTTCAATTGTTTCTAAATATGATCCAACGCAGGTTGGTTCGTCAAGTCCTGATTTACGAAAAATAATGAATGGAGTTGATGAAGTGGTGAATGGAATTGCAACTGATGCTGATAATCCTGGATTCTTAATTCCTGTTGATGCGTCTTTGGCAAACGATCCAATTGCAAAAGTAAATGCTTTCGAGCGTGGATTACCTCAAGGCGTTCCAGTTAAGCAAATTTTAGTTCCGTTGGAATTATTCTTTGATTACGTTGAAGCTCGTGAAACTCCTGCAAATGAAACTGTAGATTATAATGCAGCTTATCGTAAAAAAACGAAATACGGACGCGATTTAATCGGAGTTCCTGGTCTTACGAAAATGATTGCTTGGGTTGATGGAAACTTATTCCGTATTTACGATCGTAAAGATAATCCAGCGCAAATCGATGATGTACAAGTACAAGATTATGTGATGAAAATCTTTATCCAATTCCATTTAGGATATGATTTCGCTGTTAATCAATATGTATTTATTGAGACTTCGGACGCGTTGAAAAAACGTGGATTGAACGATGCAGAGCAAAATGCATTGTATTACCCTAATGAGTTAACATTAACTGTATAATCTATTTATATGGCAAAAGATACACAAAAAGCTGTTCCTCTAACTGAGGAGCAGCTTATCGAAAAAGAAACTGGTTTATTAGCAATGGCTAAGGAAGTTTCTGAAGCTCAAGAAAAATTTGTTTTAGAGCAAAATAAATTCGAAGAGGAAAAAGCTGCCTTTGAAACTGCTAAGGCTAATTTAGAAGCTCGAGAAAAAGCATTAGAGGAAAAATCTGAAGTAAAATCTGAGAAAAAAGTTGATCCAGTTGCTTTTGAGTTTGAAGGTGAAAAATATCAATTTACAACATCAGCTCCACAACATATTTTGTTGAACGGAAAAGGAGTATCACAAAAAGAAATTGCAAAAGATGATGAGTTGAAGCTTCAACTTATCGGAGGTAATTCAAGTTTAATCGTAAAAAAATAAAGCTATGGCAGAAGATTGTTCATTTGCAACGGTAAGGACAGAAAATTTAACTTACTGTCCTAATAAAGCCAATGTAGGAGGTGTAAAAGCGAAATGCTGGTATATACCTATGGCACAGTTAAAAACGATAACAAAACCGACTTTAACTCAAGATACGCCATACGCACAAAGTATTACTTTGACTGCTTTAGAGCCTGAAACAACAAAAGGTTTTAAACGCATTGATTTAGTTATCGACGAAAACGAATTGAAATCAAATTTAGTTGGTGCGAAAGGTAACATGAAAGATCAAGCGCAATTTGACGGAATGATTCCTAATTTTGTGAAAGAAAATGTAGGTTTCATCAAGCGTCACAAAAATACTCCAATGTGTTATGTGGTTGAAGATTCTGCAGGACAAAAATGGGTAGTTTTAGAAGCGTATATGACCAAAGCAGATGCGACTACTGCTAAGAAATACGACGAGAATTCTGGAACTGCTTTCAATGTTACTGCAAATGATGCACTTTGGGCATTTGATGGTGATATCTTAGAATTGGCTGATACGCCTGTTGTTCCTGGACCGTAATGAAAGAATTTTTTGTATTAACAGTTGCTGTCGGTTCTATCTTGCATAGAGCCGATGGAACTTCAATAAAACTTGATGAAGTTCCTGAAGAAGCTTTCGAAATTTGGAAAACAGGAACGCCTGTTCTTGCTATGAAATCAACAGGTAAATCTTTGGTTGAAAAATTATCGATTGCAGAAATAAGAGAGCTTATAAAGATTCGAGAACCATATAATTATAGTTCTGAATTAAAAGTTTTGAAAGAAGTTTTAAAAAGTTTAAATTCAACCATTCGCAAAGCGAAGTAGAATTTCATTCATATAGTAGTTTAGGTTTTTAAACCTCGCAAATAGCGAGGTTTTTTTATATCATAAAAAATGAAAACACACGAAGAAAATATACAGTTTTATCTCGAGAACGGAGGAGATCATAAAATTGCTAATCGGCATAAATTACCAACGCTTCAGAATCGAGCTAAAATAAGTTATTTGATTTCTCAGCAGAAACCAAAAGAATCTATAACGTACCAAGATGAAGAAAAAAAGTACCAAGATGTTTCTGAATCAAATAAGGAAGAAATACAACCAACAAAGCCTGCGTTTATTGGATTTATCTCGCAATATCCAACCGAATTGCATTCTGCTTATCAAGAATGTTACAATGCTTGGATAAAAGTTTGTAGTTATAAAATTCAGTTAAATGATGTAGTTCCATTGGATGTAGAAGATGCCTATCAATTGCAATTGAAAATTTTTAAATCGATTTCTAAATTTGATCGTTATAAAAATTCATTAGATTATTGGAATGAAAACAAACGTATTTTACCAACAGAATCGAAAAAAGATTATTCAAAATTTACTCCTCTTGAGTTGGACCAGGAGCGTAGAAATTTAGCTTCATTAATTTGTCGTCGTCGCCAAACAATTGAGAAAAAAGAAAAAGAGTTACCTGTAAAATCAGATCCGAATTACAATAAAAAATATATTGCAATTCAATTTAAAAAAGAACAACTGGAAGAATTGATTTTGGATGAGAATAAGATTGTAACAATTTTGAAAAGTTTGGCTACATCTTAATCTTTATTTGATAGTTATTTGATTTTAGATGTTGCTTAGATAAACTCAAATCTCCCTTATTTTTATTAAACCCTCTATTTAAGCGAAAAAGTATATCTAAAACAACCTTGCTTAGATATATTTTTAGTTGTTTTTACTTGATCAGTGCGATTCAATACAAAATCTCACTCAACCGAGTGGGATTTTTTTGTCCTTTCCTATTATTAGATCAATAAGTTTATTTGAGTTCTAATTTTCAATCTCACCATTTCTAAAACTTTATGAGTTTATAGGCTCCGCAAATGCGGGGCTTTTTTTATGTCCTAAAATTAGATTGATTATAAGAGGTTAAAAATGTCCTCCGCAAAAATTTAAACATCTCACCTTTCAAACTTTAGAGTATAAAGACTCCACGCGGAGGACAAATAAGTCTTCTGGTTGGAGTCTTTATTAGTTGAAAAGTGAGATAAGCAAATTTAGATATAATATGAAGAATGACAAATTTTCGGAGAAAGAAAACATTTTAGCTCCGTTAGAATGGTATACGGTACAACGAAAAGTATCAGAATTAATACCATGTGATTTTAATCCTCGACAAATTTCGGAGGAAGAATTGGCAAAATTAAAATTGAGTTTAGAAAAGTTTAACCTGGTTGAAATTCCAGTTATCGATTTTGATAATGTATTAATAGCAGGACATCAACGTATTGCCGCTCTATATATTTTGGAGCGTGGAAATGATGTGGTTGATGTAAGAATTCCGAATAGAAAATTATCTGAAGAGGAATTCAAAGAATATATGTTACGATCAAACATTAACAATGGAGAGTTTGATTGGAGCAAAATCGATGAGTTTTTCCAGGATATCGATTTAGAAGGAATTGGAATGGATGTAGATGCTTTTGATGAGTTCCTGCAACAAAATGCTGTTCTGCCACCTGAAAATGAGGGTGAATTTGATGCAGATTTACCTGTGCAACCAAACTGCATTGAAGGTGATTATTATGAATTAATTTCGAAAGATAAAGGAATAAAGCACATTGTTTTTTGTGGTGATTCTACTTCTGCAGATAGCTATCAAAAAGTTTTTGGAGAGGAAAAATATAATCTGATGGTGACTGATCCGCCATACAATGTCGATTATCAAGGTGGGACAAAAGATAAATTAAAAATCAAAAATGATAAAATGTCGAATGATAATTTCTATCAATTTTTGTTCGATTTCTTTTCAAATGCTTATTCATTTTCTTCTCCAGGAGGACCTGCTTATGTTTTTTATTCAGATTCTGAAGCGGTAAATTTTAGAAATGCGATGTTGTCTTCAGGTTTTAAAATTTCATCGACGTTAATTTGGGTAAAGAATCAGTTTGTTCTTGGGAGGCTCGACTATCATATGCAACATGAACCTGTGATTTGTTGTGAAGAAGAAAATCCAGAAGATGATCATCAATGTATGATTTATGGTTGGAATAAAGAAGCGGCGCATCCGTGGTACAGTGATCGCAAACAATCATCTGTTTTGAGTTTCGATAAGCCTTTACGAAATGCTGATCATCCGACAATGAAACCAATTGATTTGATTGGTTATTTGATTAAAAATTCATCAAAACAATATCAAATCATATTTGACGGATTTCTTGGTTCGGGTTCTACTTTAATTGCTTCGGAAATGAACTGGCGAAATTGTAGAGGATTTGAATTAGATCCACGTTTTGTTGACGTCATTATACGTCGTTGGGTTTCGTATATGAAAGAGAATAATTTGGATTACGAAGTGGTCCGAAATGGTCAAAAATTATCAGTTGATGAAATACAAAAATTTGATTTGAAATAAAGTCCTTTATCATTTATATTTAGATGTGTTCATTCGTTAAATGAAAAATATTAAACTATATAACGAAGATAATTTAGAGGTGATGGAAAATAAAGAATATAATGATTTCTTGAAAAAATTTGAACATAAAAAAACAACAGACGATTGTTACACGCCAGTCGCTGTTTACGATGCTGTATTGTCTTACGCTGAACGAAAGTGTGATATAAAAGACTTGAAAGTAGTTCGCCCATTTTATCCTGGCGGAGATTATGAAAGTTTTGATTATCCCGAAAATTGCGTTGTTATCGACAATCCGCCCTTTTCAATTATTTCGAAAATTCAAAGATTTTATCTTGAGAGAAATATTAAATTTTTCTTATTCGCTCCTCATTTAACATTGTTTAGCTCTAACAACGAAGCGACTAAGATTGTAACTCATTCAGTAATTACTTATGAAAATGGTGCTAAAGTACCCACATCGTTTTTATCCAATATGTTTGGTGATTTAGCGGTTATTGGTTGTCCAGAATTACATAAAATTCTCAAAGAAGTTCAATCCGAAAACAAAGTAAAAATACCGTCTTACCAATATTCCGCCGAAGTACTTACGGTTTCAGATATTTCGAAAATAGTATCTCAAGGCGTAGAACTGGTTATTCATAAAAATGACCTTCAATATTGTAGAGGTTTAGATTCTCAAAAAAAATACAATAAATCTATATTTGGAGCAGGTTTTTTACTTTCAGAAAAAGCAACCGCAGAAAAAGTAGCAGCATTACAAGCAGCAGCAGCACAAAAATCAACTTCAAAGGAAGTTATAGAGTGGAAGTTGTCAGATCGTGAAAAAAAACTTATTCAAAACTTGTCATATAAATAAGGAGCTGAAAAAGTTATTTAATAAAAAGCCTCTTAATTAGAGGCTTTTTTTATGTCCTTTAAATAGCGAATTAGCACTTCTAAATTCGTTGTATGGATATCGTAAATTTTACAAAAGATAATTCATATCAACGCATCAAAGCGTGGTATATTGATGAAAATTCCGTTAAGCTTTCACAAAAAGATGAAAAGCTGAAAGATATATTGGTGCATATCTGGAGTCTTCGAATAAACAATAAATACACTAAGCATCAGATTATTCAAATTATTGAGAGAGATTATCCAATCTCATTTTCTACAGCTTATAGATATTATCCATTAGCCATGCACTTATTTGGCGATTTAGATCAAGTTAATCTTGCAGCCGAACGAATGGTTTTTAGAGAAAAGTTTGATAATCTCTATCAAATGGCATTGAAAAAAGGAGATATTGACGCAGCAACAAGAGCGTTAACTCAAGCTAAATCTTTATACGATTTTCATGATAATGTTCAGAAAGTTGATCCTAAAAAATTAGAAGCTTCTAATTATATCATTAAGCTCCCTCGTAATGTTACAAAGTTATTAACGAAAACATTATCAGGTGATGGTGTATTAGACTTTAATAATATTGGAGCTGAAGATGTCGATTTTAAAGTTGTTGAACCTGAAGACGAGGACGAGGATCAAGATGAGTAATATTTTAATGCCTTATGCATCTAAGGTAGTAGAATTAAACCTTATGCAAGCATCTGCGGTGCTGGCTAATCAGAAACTTAAGATTCCAAATATAACCATTGAGGCAGCTCGTGGAACTGGTAAGTCAACTGTAATTGGTTGGTTTATCAAAGAAGCTGTAAAACAAATGCCTCGATCTACTGGCATTGTTGTAGGTGAAACATTTGTTCAAATAAAATCTCGAACATTGCCATCTACCAAGGAAGGTATGGAAATGTGGGGATTATATGAAGGGATTGATTATGTTGTTGGGCGTTGTGGTAAAGACTTAGGTTTTGAGATGCCTTTCCAAGCTCCAGATAGTTGGAATAATGTTATTCATTTCCGTAATGGAACAATTGCTGTTATGGTTTCGTTGGATAATCCAAACTCAGGTCGTGGATTGAATGCTTATTGGATTATTGGCGACGAAGCGGCTTTATTGACTTACGAGAGATTATACAACAATGTTATCACAACTAATCGTGCTAAAAAGACAATATTTTCTAAAGCTTCAATGGCTCATGCACAGATTTATGTTTCTTCTGTTGCAATGACTGCGATAGGTGATTGGTTTACGAAACGTGAGAAGTTAGCAGAAAAAGAACCGCATAAGTATGCATTTATTAAAGCTAATGCTTTTGTGAATGCTCATAACTTGAAAGAAGGTTGGATTCAAGATATGCAGAAGGAAGCGTTGAGCCAAACATTATTCAATGCAGAGATTCTCAATATTAGGCCGAAAGGTGTGCAAGATGGATTCTATGGCCAATTAAAAGCAACTAAGCATTATTATAAAAAAGATAAAGACTTCTTAGTTCCACCGCTGAATGATTTCAAACCGACATGTCAATATGATAATGATTTAGTACGTGGAGTTCCTCTCCAGATGAATCTTGACTTTGGTGGGAAGATAAACTGTATGACAGTATCTCAATATTTGAAGTCGTTGAACACTGTCAACTTCATTAAAGAATTCTATCGTAAACACCCGGACATCTTAGATGATGTAGTGCAAGATTTTATTGATTACTATGAACCACATAAAGCTTCTTGTAAAGAGATACACATCTATCGTGACAAGTCGGGAGCTAAGAAGGAAGCGAATAGTAAGACAACATTGGTTGAAGATGTTATCAATAAACTTCGAGCTGCAGGATGGAAAGTAACGGATAAGACTCCGAACACGAACAACCCAGGGCATTTGGCTAAGTATAAGTTAATCAACTATATTTTCGCAGAGAATGATGAGAGATTACCTGTTGTCCGTATAAATGCAGACAACTGTCCTAATCTTATTATCTCAATGGAAAATGCTCCATTGAAAGGTGATGATGCTTTCGAAAAAGATAAGTCGAGCGAACGAAGTAAAAAGATTCTTCAGGAGCATGCAACTCACTTCTCTGATACGTTAGACTATAACTTGTACTGGCAATTCTGGCATTTGATCGACTCAAGGTATCAATCATCGTACTTGGTTACGAATCTACATGGATAATAATCCGATTTTCATCGAATTTTCCAATTTTTCTCGATTTTTCTTCGAATTTTTATTGAAATTTTCACTAAACCCGCTGTATTAGCGGGTTTACTATTACATATATCGTTTTTTTTAAAAACTGCAATTGTAGAAATCAATAAGGCGGCCGTGTGGTGCTCTCTCGGGTTTTGAGAATTACGACCGCTTTTTATTACTTACTTTTTTGATACTCAATTATAAATAAAAAAAATAATGAGAATGAGGGGTGTAAATTGATAAGTAAAAGTTTAGTCCTTTCATTTGAAAGGTGTTCGAACAATATTCGCACTATGCAAAAATCAATTTTATTGAGTCAAGTTCTCAGTGAAATGCGAAAATTGGACGAGCGAAAAAATCCGATTCCTTTCACTATTTCAATTCGGACTTTTAACAAGCAAAACAAATCAGGCGGTCGATTTGTAACATACGAAAACGCTACACTAATGCAACCGCCTAAAACTGCTGGCGCTGTAAGACTTTCACAAGATATTGATTTCAAAAATCCAAATCATTGGAAAAATAGAACGCGAAATATTAAAACGAATGAAGGAATTAAAAAAATACACATTCTTTTCATTATCAAGTTTAACGGATTAGATGTCATTTTATAATGAAAATTTCAAAAGATATATATGCAGTAGGTGGTCGTAAAAATGGCGCTGTTGTCTTATTCAATAAGTCCAAAGACGGACCAAAACACACAGATTTTAAGCAAAATAATGTTGATACTTTAGTTGATAATAAATGGCTTCCGTGGGGAAATGATAATTTATATCCTCAAAATTTTGCTAAAAAATTTAAAAAAGCTGGTGTAGCAATTGGTGGCGTTGATGTGTTAATTGCTGCGCATTTTGGATCAGGATTTCAACTTTTTCAAGGAATTGAAACTGAAAAAGGAATAGATTTTAGAGAACGTCTTACTTCTTCATTTTCTGAAATCAACGAATTTATTTTAGATACCAATTATCAAAATGTTAACTCTGATATCATTGTTGATTTTGAAACGTGGGGAATGGCATTTCCTACTTACCTGTTGTCACCAAATGGCGATAAAATAATTTCTGTTCGTAGAACTAAGGCTGCGGATGTTCGTTTTGAAGTTCCTGATAAAATGGGACGAATAAATAATATCGGAGTCAATACCGATTGGGAAAACTATAAGAAAGAAAACACAGCTGTTATTCCTTGTTTCAGTTCAACTATTCCAATTCGTGAGATAAAAGAATATTGCAAAGAAAATAAGATTTTCGAATTTACAATTCCAATCATTGAGACGCTTTTAGTTGAGAAAACTTACGTTTCCAAAGGTTGGCATTCATCATTTAAAAATGGTTGGATTGATGTTGTCTTGGCGCTGCCTGAATTTAAAAAATTAATGTTCGAACAACAATTGAACATTAAATATATCATTCACATCGCTGACGATTACTTTGCACACGTTTATGGCGAAGACTGGAATAACTTCACTCCTGAAGAACGTCAAGCAAAACGAGATGAATTAATTGATTTAATTGATTCAGAATTAAAATCAAACAAAGGTTCGGGCAAATCATTGATTTCACCATTCTTCCGAGATCGTGAAACAGGAAAGGAAATTAAAGGAATCCAAATCGAGGAAGTTCCACAACCGCAATCAAACGGAGATTTCTTGTTAGATGGTTCTGCTGCTAATTACGAGATTTTAACTCCAATGGGAGTAGATCCTTGTTTAATTAATGGTGGCGCATTTGGAGGTAAATCGTTGAGTGGATCAGGATCTGACAAACGAGAAGCGTGGACGATTCTTTGTGCGAAGTTTCCGATTAAGCAAATGCGTACGTTGGCAATTTTCGAAAACATTAAATATTGGAACAATTGGGATCCGACAGTTTTTGGAAAATATCCGATGATGAACTTAACAACTTTGGATAAAAATCCAAACGGACAAGAGAAAATAATCAACTAATAATTGCGTGTAAAAGTGCCAAAAAAAAAGTTTAGAAAATGGAATATTTTATCAATCAAAACGAATTAGAAAACTATTTAATCTTACCGCAAAATTTCGATTGGGGTTTAGTTGATCAAGAATTAGGTTTTCGTAAAATTTTTGAAGTTGTTCCTGAAGAAATTTATCTGGAGATAGAAACTTCTCAACCTGTAATTTTCAGATTATTGACAAAAGCCGCTGTTCATTTCTCATTTGTACTCAACATTCCGAAAATTAAAGTGCATATCAGTAGCACTGGTATTGAGCAATTTTCTCAAGAGAAATTAAAAACCGCACCTTGGTGGGATGTTC